AGATGTTACTTGGTCATAAACTGCGAAATACACGTATTTGATTCCTCCACTCGTTCTTGAGCAATCAAGACCCCTACCTTTTGTTAGTGCTATACAAGCCATAATGTGTGTTATTTTTTTTTTAACTAATTAACTAGAAATCAATAAGTTAAGGGTTATAAAGATGGAGGGTTTTGACACCCCCCTTCTCCGTTTTATTTATTTATTATGATTGGTGAACGATATCAGCTCCGATACCTAACTGAACACCTCCTGAGTAACGAGCAACTAATCTCATATTATCAGAACCATCCAAAGCAGCCATATCCATTAAAGAGATACGAGTTTGGTCGCTTAATAAGTCAGTTCCAAAGAATAAGTTAGACTTTTCTGCTGCTACTAATTGGTCGTTTGGCATTCCGTTACAAACAGCGATTTTATACCCTTCAAATACAGGTGCATAGTCTCCGTTCATATTGTAAGCGTTAACATATCCTAATGTAGATACTGCTGATACATATAAAGCGTAAGTTTTAGGACTCATATAAATATGTAAGTCTTCTTTTCTCAATACTGCTGAAATGTTTGTTGCCATATCAGCTGTTAAAGTTTGTAAGTTAGCAATGATGTTAGCTGCTGTGTAAGCACCTGAAGCAGTTGAAGCGTTTACTGTACCATCTACTGCAAAAGCTCCTGTAGTAGCTGTTAAGAACCCTTCAAATTGTCCTGCTGTAGCTGCTGCTCCTGACCATACTGAACCTTCAACTCCATTAGCGATAATTTCTCCCATATAAGAGATTACATAGTCATCAAAAGATGCAGGTGGTGGTGCTCCTGCTCCTGCTCTCATTTGTAAACTTTCGAAGCTGTCCAAAAGCGTAGCTTTACATAAGTCTAAGTTAATTTGTAAGTTCTTAGGCTCAAGTACATTTTCAGTCAATGCTAAAGTACCTGCGTCAGTAAAGTCGCAAGAAGCGTTCTGTACTAATCCTGAACCTGCCATTTTTTGGATGTTAGACTTGAACTTGATGTTTTCAATCATAGTTAAGTATTCTAGTGAGTTTGCTTGGTTTAAAGCTGCTGAGATGTAGAATCCTGCTGCCTTACCTGCATAATTACTTGTTGTAGTAAATGCCATAATTTTTGTTTTTTATTTATTAATTATTATTTATTTAAATCGTGTAAGAATTTCTCTCTTTTAGATAGTTTGTTATATTCTTTTCTTGCCATTGGCTTTCTATCTGAACTGAACTTGTTTGTGTCTAAAGGTGCTGAAGCAGGTTGTGCTGCTAACTCAGTCTTTAGTTTTTCGTTTTCTTCTTTTAACTTAGTTAATTCATCTTCTGCTGAAAACTCAACTACTTCTGTAGTTTTAATAGACTTAGGATTTGTAGAAGGTTCAGTTGTTTCTTCTGACATTTCTTCAACTTCGTCATCACCTCCAACTTTATCTTCTTTTAAGTCTGCGATTGCGTCCTCTAAGTTTTGTACTCTTTCTACTAATCTTTCAAAAGCGTCATCTTCAACTTCTAATTCTTCAGTAACTTCTTCAGCTAATTCTTCTTCCTCAACTACTTCTTCAGTTTCTGATTCAATAACCTCAGCAACAATACCTTCTTCTTCTACTCTGAAAGATACTCCTGTGTCAGTCTTATAAGTTCCAACAGGTAATAAAATTATAGTTCCATCTTCAGTCAATACTGAAATGTCTACTCCTGCTTCTAATTCCTCAGCAGTTGAAACGAAAATAGTTCCGTCTTCTGATTTTGCTTGCCACTCTAACTTAATTGTTTCTTCTTTGTTAAGTCCTAGAGCTACTAAAATTTGTTCTTTTAAATCCATAGTTGATTATTGTTAATTGTTTGTTATATAATAGAATATTTATTTTTTTGTTTGATTTTCCTTAATTATTTCATTAAGTGCTGTAAGAATTTCCTCGTTTGTTGGAGCTTTTTCTGACATCTTTTCCATCTTGTCTGTAAAGTATCCTTCAATTGAAAGACCTTTTAATTCTCCATCTTTGATTTTATTCCAAAGCTCATCATTGTCAATTTTCATTTTAACGAACCAAGTGCCGTTAGGTAAGTCGTAGCCGTATAACTTAGACTTGTCCATATCACCTTCCTTAATCCAACTTTCAACTGTTAGAACGCCTGAAACTCTATCCTGATGTTGGTATGTAGCTTTGTGGTGATTGTTATGTTTTAAGTATAACTCAGAAGCTTTCCTAACTGTATCAGGACTAAAATAAACATAGTAATCTGAATCTGTATTAGGGTTATGTCTGAATATTTGCTTATTAGGAATAAGAGCAGGACTAACCAACATTCTTTTTTCTTCATCTACTTTAGCAAATGTTAAGTTATTCTTTTCTTTTCCAAAGTAAACAAAGTCTTGTTCTATTGCAGGTGATGTTACTAAACTAATAGCGTCAATAGCTAGTTCTTCTGAATCGTCTGCAATTACTAATTCCACTATGTTTGTTACTTTCATATCTTCGTAATAGTCTTTATTGGCTTCTTCACATTCAGCTACTGAGTCGTAAGTACAGCTTCCTGTCTTTCCCCATTTGTATTTTCCGTTTTCACATTTTTCGCAAGGCATATTATATAATAGATTTTAAGTTAGTTTATTTGATTTTAGATTGTAGCCCTTCTTCTAATGTTGGCTAGTTGGTTTTGGCTGTTAGTCATTTCATCTGTTACTACATAAGCTTTAGCTGCTTCAGGTGCTACTCCTCCTGATATATCAAAAGCTCCTGACATCATTTGAGGTGCGGGTGTTGCAGGTGTTGCTGCTGTAGCTGCTCCTCCCCCTCCTCCTCCTGCAGGACTTCCGCTTAATATCTTTTGGATTTGAACAGCACTGAAAGCTCCTGCTAATCCTGCTTGAATATATGGGTAAACAGGCATAACTGCTGTGATAGGAGACTTTTGTGCTGTTGTAAATGCGTTTTGAACACCTTCTACCCCTGATATTGTGGCAGAAGCTACTGCTGCTGCTTTTCCTATTGTACTTCCCTCTCCTGCTATTTTTGAAACTAAGGCAAGTCCCTCTAACGCCATTACCTTCTGTGCGTCAGCTAATAATTTTGCATCTCGTTTCTTTATTTTGTTGTTATTTAAAAAGTTATCTAAAACCTTGTTGTTTGCTTGTATTATCCCTTGTGCTTCAACTTCAGCTAACAAAGGCATCTCTGTTAAAGTTCCCATTCTTTCAGCATCTATTGCCTTTAACTCATCTAGTGCTGCTAACCTTTTTGCTGCTGCTTCTGCTTGTATTGAGTTTATCTTATTGTTAAGTTCTATTTGTTTAGTAGTAGATTCTGCTTTTATATTTGCTAAATCTATTTCTTTTTGCGCTAGAGCGTCCAAGTCTTCATCCATACTTTGGTTTATCTCATTTTGCTCTTTTTGTATTCTAACAGCTTCTTTTGCGTTAGCAACTCTATCAGCTAACAATTTACTTTCTATTGCAAACGCATCTTGTGCAGCTTTAAGCCTTACTTGTTCTGAATTTGTAACATCTTCTGCTATTAATTTTAACGCTTCTATTTCTGCCCTTCTTTGTGCTGTTTCTACATTTAAGTTTCTTTCACTATCTCTTAAATCTTGAAACGCTTTTTTAAGCGCAACAGCTTGTTTAGTGTCATTGGCAATTTCTTCTCCTATTCCTGTAAACGCTCCTTTAACGTCTTGTAACGCACCTTTAGCATCACCCTGAAACAACTTAACAATAGCACCTCCAAATTTTGATACTCTATCAACTATAACACTTACAGCAGCACCAACACCTGCAAACGCTACTTCTAACAACTCAGCTCCTTTTTTAGTTTTAGTAAAGAATGTAGCTAAAGAAGTAAAAGCAATTAACAAAGCACCAATCCCTGTTGCAGCTATTCCTGTTTTAATTACTCCGAATAACGTTTTTGCTCCTCCTATTATATCACCACTAAACATTTTCTTAAACCCTACCCCTGCTAATTGCGCTTGTAACGCAACTTGCTTAAGACCATTGTTCATTATTTTTGCTACATCTTTGAACTTGTCTTTTATTCCTCCTATTGTAATACCAAAAGCTCCAAATTCATTAGTTAATTCTTTTGTTTCTTTAGACACCTTGCCTATATTGGATTTAATTTCCGCTTCTAATACTAATTTATCTGCCATAATTTTATTTTATAAAGTTACCCCTGTTTTTATTTGTGTGAATCTTATATTACTGCACCATTCTATAATCGTATTTGCGTGTCCTCTTACATCCATTAC